GAAAAGCTAAATCGTATTGCGAGTGGCGAGCTTAAAAGACTTATTGTCAATATGCCACCTAGACATACAAAATCAGAATTTGCATCGAATTTATTTCCGGCGTTCTTTATGGGCCGTCATCCAAAAGCCAAGCTTATTCAAACAACTCACACAGGAGAACTTGCAATCAGGTTTGGACGTAAAGCAAAAAATTTGATAGAATCAACAGAATATGAAAAAGTTTTTCCAACAGTTACCCTCGCTGCTGATTCAAAAGCTGCTGGGCGTTGGGAGTCTAATCATGGCGGCGAGTACTTTGCTGCTGGTGTTGGTGGTGCTATTACTGGTCGTGGTGCCGATTTACTTATTATTGACGATCCTCATTCAGAGCAAGATGCTCTTTCGCCCACGGTCCTAGAATCACATTACGAGTGGTATACTTCCGGTCCACGTCAAAGACTTCAACCTGGTGGTGCTATCGTTGTTGTAATGACAAGGTGGTCTGTTAAAGATCTAACTGGCAAACTGCTCGAGGCCCAGGGTAAAGACGATTTAACAGATAAATGGGAAGTTGTAGAATTTCCTGCCATCATAAATGATAAACCTATGTGGGGTAATTTTTGGACCATGAAAGGTCTACTTGGTGTCAAGGCATCTATTCCATTAACCAAGTGGCAAGCACAATGGATGCAGCAACCAACATCCGAGGAAGGTGCACTTATAAAACGTGAGTGGTGGCAAACGTGGGAACCAAAGAAGATTCCTAATTTAGAGTTTATTATTCAATCATATGATACTGCGTTTAGTGCAAGAGAGACAGCCGATTATTCTGCTATTACAACATGGGGTGTATTTGACCCTGAAAATGGTAAAGGAAAAGCATTAATATTACTAGATGCCAAGAAAGATCGTTGGAATTTTCCTGAGCTTAAAAAGGAAGCAATGGAGCAATTTAAATACTGGGAACCAGAGATGGTTCTTATAGAGGCAAAGGCGAGTGGTCTACCATTAACTCATGAGTTGCAAAAGATGGGTATACCTGTTATAAACTTTACACCCTCTAAAGGAAATGATAAACATACGAGGGTAAACAGCGTGGCACCACTATTTGAAGCTGGTGCAATATGGGCGCCCAAAAAGAGTTTCGCCGAAGAGGTGATAGAAGAATGCGCAGCATTCCCTTTCGGTGATAATGATGACTACGTGGATTCTACCACGCAAGCCTTGATGAAATATAGACAAGGTTACCATGTTACACTAAAAGATGACTTTGAAGATGAACCAACTGATAAAACCAAGGGGAGGGTTTATTATTAATGGCTACAACTGCACCAGGCACAGAGATTGATTATCCTTGGTACGAGGATCTATGGGAAGGAACTAAACTTACCGGCAAAACTGCAGGCAATGTTGGTGCCGATCTTGTAAATTTAGTTAAATGGGCTGGTTGGGAAGTTCCCAAATATTTAACTACAGATTTTAATGAAGATATTCAGCGAGGAGTTTCATGGTTCTCGCGTGATGATGTAGGTATTGAAGGTTTAAAAGACTGGGCCCTAGGACAAATTCGCTCTGGACATGATATGTTTATGAGTGATGAAATAGAAGCAGGGACCGCGGATAAATGGATTCCTGAAGATAAACGACCAATTGTTGATCCAAAGCAAGATGAAAATGGAAACTGGAATATTGAAATTTTGGATTATGGCGCAATGCCGAAGTGGCGCTTAAATGATATAGTTAAGCAAGCTGAAGGTTATATGAATGATCTTCCTGGAACAACATTTGCAGAGGCTTATATGGCAGCAGCAAGCACTATTGGTCAAGACGTTTCACCAGGATTAATGGAAGCATTACCAGAACCAATTGAATCAGGACTTTCAGGTGAAGGATACTGGTCAGATTTTTTTGATACGTCTGAAAACAGGTTCGCGGATGTTATGGCACCAAAAATTCCACAAGAATATGTAGATACTATGGGAAGTATGCCAGGTGGAGTAACACCTTGGCTATTATCAAAAGTATATAACAAAATGGTTGCGGATAAACCTGTTCATAAAGGCATACAAGGAACGGCATCTCTTGCAGGAATGCAGTTTGCTCTTCCAAGGTTTGGTAGAAAAGGATTTCAAATAGCAAGAAATCAAGCTGCAAAAACAGGAAATAAAAATTGGTTAATACCAGAAATAGCAGTTTCAAGTGCATACCCACACACATCAAAATGGGTTGGTGCTCAAGGTGGACCGTGGGTGTATAAAGGCAAGCCTTATCGTCCATCAACTTTAGGAAATGTAGCAGCTCTTACAGGTGCTGGCATTGCAGCTGAAGCAATCAGACCAGAAAACATGCCAGACTTCTTAAGCTGGACAAAACCGAAAAAGGATCCCCCTAAACCTGCTTTCTTGAGGTAGTATGACATCTAAGAAAAAAGTACCAGTAGTACCTCTCTTTTCAAAACTTGAGCAAGAGTATGTAAAATCACTTCTTCCAAAGGTATTAGAAGAATCAAAAGGTATAGTAGGTGCAGCAAATCCTAAACATCCTTTTTTTAAAGAACTTTCTACTATATGGAATAAACCAGGAGTAGCTAGAGATTATTTTAATGAAGTTATATACTCACCTTCATTAAATAAAACAGGAACACGTAATGAACTTATAGAGAGTGTATCTACTGCAGATAAAGTAGGTAAAAGTAAATCGTTATTTGATTTAGCTCATTTACAACAAAAACAATTTAGAAAAGAAGGTTATTCTACAGAAGGAGATTATAAATTTATACAAAATTTAGATAATGAAGTTAATTCTTATATTAAAGAAGGTATCGGAAGAAATCTAATGACACAATCTAGTGCACCAGATAATAAGATTTTTTTACATCCAGATTTTAAAACACCAGATAAACTTATATCTAAAATGGATTTTGCTAAACATGGAGATAAAGTTAAATTTCTTGGAGAGGATACTCCTTTCACTACACAGTCAGAAGGTTTTATAACAAACCAGATAAGAAATAGATCTTATCATAAACATTATGAAAATAGATTAGCTAGATGGTTAACAGAAAAAAAATTAATAGAAAAAGCATTTCAAGATAACAAAATATCTAAAGGTAGAATGTTAACTGATATGGAAGCTGCAAATTCACATATTACAAATATTGAACGTGATATGCGTAAATTAGGATTAACATCTGCAATTTGGGATGATGCTAAAAATACATTTAGGTATTATGGTAAGTCTTATGATAAACAAGTAGAAGGTTTATTAGAGGATATGCAAAAAACATACATGTTGCGAAATCCACCTGACAGACTTCAAGAAGGATTTAATAATAGACTAATTGAATATTTTATGAAAAAAATAGGACATAAAGAAGGAGGAATTGTGGATTACGGAGAAATGAAAGATGTCGTGCCGCCCTTGGACCCAGGTGAAAGACAGCATTTACAAAAAGGTGGTAAAGGAAAAGGCAAACCTACAGATATCTTTTCTAAATTATCACAGTATCAAGCAAGAGCACAACTTCCAGAAGTAATTGGACATACAACAAAGATTACGGAAAAACTGGCAGCACCTAAAGGCGATGTTGTAGTTAAACCATGGGCCGTGGTAGATAGAGATGGATTACCGATTAAAGATTTTAAAACAGAAAAAGACGCTGAGAAATGGTTATACGACAAAAAAGAAACAGTTCCTGAAAATGAATACTATGAATCAACTATTGATTATTCAGTTAAGCCAGTAGAACAAATTAAAGCCACGGTAGATAAAGAGGGAGTATGGACAGTACCAGCTGGAGAAGAAACTCCAGCAATGATGTGGAAAGCACCTGAAGTAATTGCCAATGCACCAATGGAAATTGCGCAAGGAAAACAGTGGCTTGGAATATTAAAGAAAGCAGGTGTATCACCAAAGGAATTAGATGATACATCACTTGCTCCTTTTCTCGAGATCCACGAACCAAACACAAAATTTACAAAAGCACAGTTAATAAAAGAATTTGATGACCTTGCACCAAAGATCGAGGTTCTTACAACAGGAAAACGTGATCAAAATAAGTATTTAACAAACATTTTAACCAAGTTTAATAATGTTCGTAATTCTATAAGTGATTTCTCCGGCAAGGATCAAGCAGTTTTAAACAGTTTTACTGGTATTTTGCAGAAAGTTAATGCTGCAAAGACAGATAAAGAGCTAAGCGTCCTTGCAAATCAGACAAATAAGATCATGAAACAAGGATATGGCATTAATAATGCACTTATGAGTAATCAAATTCCAACTATAAGACAAATTCCGGCTCCAATTAGAAGTATTTTTGGTGATATGCAGGAATTATTTAAGACTAGAGGTGCTGCACACGCTTTTAATAAGAAACCATCACATGCAGGAGATCAAGTTTTGCCTGGTGGAGTCAATTACCGTGAATATTTGTTTAAATATACACCAAATCAGTTTCGTGGTGATGAACCACGGTATACTCCAGGGCATTCTTTTAGTTTTTCTGATGATTTAGCTCAAAATACCTTTGTCCATGCTCGAATTTCCGACAGAACAGACAATTTTGGTAGAAAATTGCTGTTTGTGGAGGAAATACAGTCAGATATGCACCAAAGACCTCAAAAAAGGATTAGACAAGGTGAATCAAGTGGATATGCAACAAGACAAGATAAAATTGTGGGAGCAGAACCACTTATTCAAGAATTAAAGGTATTACAGAACAAAATTGATGCTATTTTAGCACGTGAACCAAATCATTCATCACTTCCTGCGCTATACAAAAAACGTGGAACATTAGCTGATAAAATAGAGAAAATTAGACTAGAAGCTAGTGGAAAGGGCACAGGAGGAGATATTCCTGAAGGACCATTCCAAAGATCAGAAGATTATGGTTCATTTGTCATGAAATACTTACTTCGTCTTGCAAAAGAAGGAAAGTACGATGGTGTGGCAGTTTCAACAGGAAATATTAAAAATAGACGTGGATATGGATCAGAAGAGTCACAAAAAGGCCATTACGGGTTTTATGATAACATTATGCAGAAAGTTATGAAAAAAATTGCAAAAAATGCGGATCTAGAGTATAATAGAACTGTTATTAATGATGGGGCCGTAAACTGGGGTAATGTTCCAATATTAATACTAAAAGAGATTGATAAAATTATGAAAGGACTACCATCATTCAGAGAAGGTGGCCTTAACAGAGAAAATTTTGTGGACGTAGTTCCACTGCTATAAGGGGAGATAATGGCAAAGAAAAATCCAAATGATAATGTAGAAAAGGCTATTGAAGCACTTCAATTAGGAATGGAAATGGGCGAAGAAACAGTCGTTGAAATTCCTGATGAAAAAGATGTTACATTTGAACCAGATATGGAAATTACAGAATTAGCTGATGGTGGTGCAGAGATTGGTCCTGCAGGAGATGCTCCTATTGATCAATCACAAATACCATTTGATGCAAACTTAGCAGAATACATTGACGATATAGAATTAGGTAGGTTAGCAAATGACCTACTTGCTGATTTCGAAGCGGATAAAGATTCAAGGAAAGATTGGGAAGATACCTATATCAAAGGCCTTGATATGTTAGGATTCAAATATGAAGACCGAACACAACCCTTCGAAGGTGCATCAGGGGTCGTACATCCTTTATTAGCTGAATCTGTTACGCAGTTTCAAGCACAAGCATATAAGGAACTTCTCCCCCCAAGCGGCCCCGTACGCACACAAGTTATAGGTCAATCTACACCGGAAATAGAAGATCAGGCAGATCGTGTAAAAGAATACATGAACTATCAGATTACACATATAATGAAAGAATACGATCCAGAAATGGACCAAATGTTATTTTATTTACCATTATCCGGCTCAGCATTTAAAAAAGTTTATTGGGATTCAATCTTAAAAAGAACAGTTTCTAAATTTGTATCAAGTGAAGATCTTGTTATAAATTATATGGCAACAGATTTAGAACAAGCATCACGTATTACACATTGTATTAAGATGTCTGGAAATGAAGTTAAGAAATTACAAGTTTCTAGATTTTATTTAGATGTACCAATTTCAACAGGTCATGTAGATTTAAATAGCGATGTAAATGATAAAATTGACGAGCTCCAAGGAACTGATTCAACTAGTGGTAATGACGATGATGAACATATAATTTTAGAAATGCATTTGGATGCAGACATCCCAGGATTCGAAGATCAAAGCGGAATTAAACTTCCATACATTGTTACGATGGATAAGTATTCTTCAAAAATTTTATCTATACGAAGAAACTGGAATCAAGGAGATAAAGATTTTAAAAAGATTCCTTATTTTGTACACTTTAAATTCCTCCCAGGCCTAGGCTTTTATGGCTTTGGTCTAATACATATGCTAGGTGGGTTATCAAGAACTGCAACAAGTGTTTTGCGGCAATTAATTGATGCAGGTACTCTTGCTAACTTACCAGCAGGTTTTAAAGCACGTGGTATGCGTATACGTGACCATGATGAACCTTTACAACCAGGAGAGTTTAGGGATGTAGATGTAACAGGGACTTCTATTAAAGAATCACTATTACCTCTTCCTTACAAAGAACCATCACAAGTATTATTTGCATTATTAGGATTTTCTGTTGATGCAGGTAAATCATTCGCAGCAATTGCAGATATGAAGATGGGTGAAGGTAATGAACAGAATCCAGTTGGAACAACACTTGCATTATTAGAACGTGGCACAAAAGTTATGAGTGCAATACATAAAAGATTATATTGTTCACAACGTGATGAATTTAATCATCTTGCACGCTGCTTTAAAATGTACACACCACAAGAATATCCTTACCAAGTAGTTGGTGGAGATAGAATGATTAAACAATCAGATTTTGATGATCGTGTTGATGTTCTTCCTGTAGCTGATCCAAATATATTTTCAATGGCACAACGTGTTACATTGGCACAGCAACAATTACAATTAGCGTCAGCAGCACCACAATTACATAATTTGCGTGAAGCATATAGAAGAATGTATATGGCGATGGGTGTGGATAATGTGGATGCAATATTAAAACCAGATCCAGAGTTACCACAACCAATGGGTCCAGCAACAGAAAATGCATCAGCAATGCGTGGCCAAGAACCAAAAGTATTTCCAATGCAGGATCACCAAGCACATATTCAAGCACATGCTGAATATATGTTTACACGTATGGTTCAAATTAATCCTCAGTTATATGCAATGTTACAAGCACATGTATCTGATCACGTTGCAACAATGGCAGGACAGCAAATAGAACAAGAGTATAAACCACAGTTTGATAAGTTACAGCAAGCACAACAACAAGCTCAACAAAATCCACAAGCTCAACAGCAAATACAACAGCAAATGGATCAATTAACAAATGAAGCAGCGGCAAAACAAGCTCAAATAGAAGCGCAGATGACACAACAATTAGCGCAAGATGAAGAAGCACGTATGAGCCGTGAACAACAAGATCCACTAATTAAACTTAAACAACAAGAGATTGATCTTAAAGCAATGGAAACAACAGCTAGATTGCAGAAAGATATGATGACAGATGCAGAAAAAATGGATCTTGAAAGAGATAAACTTGAATCTCAGACAAGTATTGATATAATGAAACTTTCTGCTGATATGGATAAAGCTAAAACAGCAGAAGCTAATAGTATGCTTAAGGAAAATATAACAACGGCACGTGAAGCGATGAAGTCGAATTCACAGGAACGAATAGCAAGATCAAACGCAAGGAGTAAAGCTAATGGATCAAAAAATACAAAAAATTAGTAGTGTAATGCAAAAAGCTGAACTTCTTATTCAAGAAGAGCTTGCGGATTCACCAGAAGATGCAGTTCTTATTGCATCTGGTCTATTAGCTGTTACAAGAAACTTATATGTACAAACTTTAGGAATAGATGGTGCTGTAAAAATGTTTGAAGCAGTTGCAGATAGTTTTGTTGCAACTGAACAGTTTTTAGAACAAATTAAACCAACACTACATTAAGGAGAAAAGTATGCCAGAATTTCAAGGTAAAAAATATCCCTATACTTCTACTGGGTATAGGAGTATGATGCGCGACCAGAAAAAAGTTGGTGCTCAAAATCTTAAAAAAGGTGGAAAGCGTAAACTTAATAAAGGTGGCAAATTAACAAAGAAAAAATAGGAGGTAAACATGAATTTATTAAAAGATTTATGGGGACATCTAAAAGAATGGAATGAGTGGAAAATGAAGGACTGGATAAAGGCCGGAATTGTAGCAATCATTGTTCTTATTGTCCTTAAAGTTATAATAGTTCCAGGTGCATAATGGTATTATCATACGACACATCTGATGATAGGTTTGGAGCTTATGCAAAAAGGCAGCAACAAGCTGCTTTAGATAAATATCAAGCACCCGCAAAAACTTGGGATAAATTGCAAAATTTACACAACCAAGCTGTTGCGGGGCAGCTTGATAATGCTGGTATAAAAGATTTAAAAGCTACAAGAAGAATATGGAATCGTGAACATAAAAACACGCCTGTAGGAATTATGGCATCAAGTGTTAATCTTGATCAAAATCCTTTTGGTGCACAAGATTTATATCATGATATGAGTGCACAGTTATTTTTTGATCAACCAAAAACATACGATACAATGTATCCTTACAGCCCAAGTAGAATGTCTCAAAACTTTGGAAAAGCTATAGAAAACACTTTAAGTGCTCAAATTCTTAGAGGTATGTTCGGACTGGGTGATAGAAAAACGCCTATTCCTCAAAATGTTCTTAGTATGCGAAAAAGATTTCCTGGAATTATAAATGAGGTTGTTCCTCCAAGTGGAATAGCAGATTTAGTTTCAGATGATATTAAAATTGAAGAACTAGATGCTCTTAACGAAATAGCTAATAGTGGTGAAGGAATTTTTGATGGAGGAAGAGGAGATCTTTCGCCTGATTTTGATTATGAAGAGGATAAAGAAGGACGTGAACTATCTGAAAAAATAGCTTTTTTACAATCAATTAATCCTAATGTAGATTATAATAAGGTAGCAATTGACATGCCTGAGTTAATAGATTCACTTTATGACCAAGAATTAGCAAAACAAGCTCAAATGGAAGAATTTATGCATGGAAATATTGGGGCTTTAAACCCTTTACAGCCGGATTAATAATGCCAGGTGGATACGGAACATCAGGACCATGGGGTTCCTCAGGAGATAGTTATACTTCTACTGGTCAGACTTCAGGAGCAGCAGGTGGACCACCTCCAGGAAGTGGAAATAATCAAAATCAAAATAATCAAAATAATTATAACGCTCATAAACAATTAGCAGATAGTTTAAAAGCTGCTGGAGCAGTAACATCTGGAGCATTAAGTGGAACAGCGTTATGGCAACAGGAAGGACTACCAGAAAATGTTTATCACAGTACTTTTCAACAAGGACAACAAGCATATTCACCGACTGGATATGTTCATATAGATCCTAATTTAAATCCTGGCTCTCCTAAAGCATTAGGAAGAGACGAAGAAGGTAATATAGTATGGTCACCCGCAGCTGACACTTGGGATCCATATAATCAAAGATGGGTGAGAAGCACTTACATGCCATGGAATCCACACGCAACTACACATTACGGTGATGGACCAGGTGGACCAGGAAATCAATATGGTTATGGCTACGGTTATGGTGGTGGCAGCGGCGGTGAAATAAGATCTATGTCAGGAAAACACCCACGAGATTTTTATAAAGGATTACAATACCAGGATTTTTCTGGAAAAGAGGTACAAAAAATGTTAGCAATGGATCAAAAGATTGAAGCAGCTAATGTATTAAGTGGATTATCGCAAGGTGCACAAGCATTCGCGATGGATCCAAAAGCACGCGGAATTATGTCCGTTTTAACTGCATAGGAGATATATGTTAAATTTATTAATTAAACCATTATTAGGGGTTGCAGGGCAAGCAGTTTCTGGCTTCGTAGAAACAAAGAAAGCGAAGGCACAATTGAAACTGACAGAAGTTCAAGCAGCAACTAAACTGAAACAAGACCAGATCGCCGGTAAAGTGGCGTGGGAAGCATCAGCCGTAGACCAAATGAAAGGGTCGTGGAAAGATGAGCTAATTTTAATTTGCCTTTTGGGGCCTGCCGTTTTAGTTTTTTTTCCAGGAATGACTGCACATATAGAAGCAGGGTTTGTTGCACTTCAGCAACTTCCGGATTATTATAAACATTTATTATATATCGCCTGCTCAGCTAGCTTCGGCATCAAGGGTGCTAAAGGTGCAATGGGATTAATTAAGAAAAAATAATTGTTTTTTCTTAAAATCTAGTGTATAATGCGCATTAATGAGAGATGAGAACGCTATCTATATAATCTTGAAAAAGATTAGAGCGCGAAAAGAAGAGTTAAAAGAAATCATAGCAGCTGGATTACCTGGTTGGGATGAGTATAACAAAACCGTAGGTGAGTTTAAAGCCTACGCAATTATGGAACAGGAAATACAAGACCTGCAGAAAGACGAAGATGGAGATACCTAAAAGAAAGTTTGCCTTAGAAGAAAAAGATTTAGCAAAAGAAGCTGATGAAAATAATAAGATAGCGGAAGAAAAAGAAAACCGTTTTCTTAAAAAAATACAAGAAGATGCTACAAGTAGCATAGAACATTTACCCACTGATAAAGTATTAGAACGTTTACCAAATCCTACTGGATGGAGAATATTAGTTCTTCCATATAAAGGACAAGGTAAAACTAAAGGTGGTATTATATTAGCAGATGAAACAATTGAAGAAAGAAGCTATACAACAGTTACAGGTTTGGTTTTAAAAGTTGGACCAGATGCTTATAGAGATAAAGAGAGATATCCAAATGGACCTTGGTGTAAGAAGAATGACTGGATTATATTTGGTCGTTATGCTGGATCAAGATTTGGAATAGAGGGTGGTGAAGTGAGAATACTTAATGATGACGAGATAATTGCTGTGGTAAAAGACCCAGAGGATATCTTGCAATATAAATAAACAGGAGTAAAATATGCCTGCAGAGGAAGCCACTAAAGTAGAGCCACAAGCAGAAGCTGATGCCAAAATGGTAGATTTACCAGATGATGGTCCAGTTATTGATGTGGAGTTACCAAAGAAGATTGAAAAGACTATAAATCCTGATCCTGAACCAGAAGCAGTTGCGACAGAAGTTAAAACCGATGAAACTGCATCTAGCGAAGAAATGGATGATTACGGTAAAAAAGTACAATCACGTATTGATAAATTAACAAAAAGAATACGTGAATCAGAAAGACGTGAACAAGCAGCCATACAGTATGCACAAGGTGTACAAGCTGAACAAAATAAATTACAGAATAAAGTTAGATCACTTGATACTGGATATTTAACTGAATTTTCAACACGTGTTGAAGCAGAAACAGCTGAAACTAAAAAAGCTTTAAAAGCTGCTTTGGATGCTGGTGATATTGATAAACAAGTTGAAGCTAATCAAAAATTAGCACGTTTAGCAATTGAACATGAGCGTGTAAAAGCAACACAAGCACAACGTGAAAGACTAAAAAAGGAAATGGAGGCACGTGGAATTGACCCAAATCAGCCACAAATGCCGCAACAACCAGTTCAACCACAACAACCACAACCACAACCACAACAAACACCTCCTCCTCCACCTGATCCAAAGGCAGAGGACTGGGCTTCCAAGAATACATGGTTTGGTGAAGATGAACCTATGACCTTGACATCTTTCTCAATTCATCGTAAACTAATGGAAGAAGGATTTGACCCGCAGTCCGATTCGTACTATAATGAAATAGACAAAAGGATGAAGGAAACATTTCCTCATAAGTTTGAAAATACACAACAAGTTTCGCCAACTCAAACGGTTGCCTCTGCTAATAGAGGTGGTCCTGTTAGGCGCAAAGGTACTGTGAGACTCACACCATCACAAGTAGCCATAGCAAAAAAACTAGGTGTGCCACTAAGCGAATATGCGAAGTACGTGAAGGAGTAGGCATATGAATAAAAATATAAAAACAAATAAACTACCGTCACGCGAGTCTGAAACCCGAGTTAAAACCGAACGAAGGAAACCATGGGCTCCACCGTCTCAGTTAGACGCACCACCTGCACCAGCTGGATTTGTCCATCGCTGGATAAGGGCCGAATCTGTAGGACAGATGGATCAAAAAAATGTATCCGCTAGACTACGCGAAGGTTGGGAATTTGTCAGAGCTGACGAATATCCTGATGTTT